TAAGACCCATGTCCGCTTAGTAGGCGGATGCCTTCGACCGCTCGGCCAGCCCTCCTTGCTACTATTTGTTTAAAATTTGTGCTTGTTTAAATGCCTTGAGAATTTCGTAAGTGTGTTTTTTTGCAGCCATAATACTACGACTAGCCTCGGCACGTTTTTCTGTCTTGGTCCATTGACCAGCCAGGGTACGACTTAATTCACTTGCTGTTTGTTGTGGCTTTGCCATGTTATTTTACCTTTGCTAAGTAGTCAACTAGATTAACTTGGCCTGCTTGAATTTCATTAAGAGCATCTACACAGGTTACATATCTAGTGGTGTCTTCACGGTGAATACGTTTGAGTTCACGTAGGCGTTGTGCGCCAATCAGAACCATGTCATAGCGACCACCACCAGCTTGACGTACACACTGTTCCATATCGATATCTGGGCCGCGACTTGCAATTCTTGGTTTCATGATTTCTCCTGTTTTAAAAGTATATTATAACACACCCTGCCATGCTTGTCAACTACATAGCAGGGCCGTTGCCGTTTTGAAATCCTATTACACCACCTTCTGCTTCAATCCTTTTGACAACATCTTCAAACAGGATAGGCGCAAAGTCTGGAGTTTGTTCTACGCATACGCAATGGTAGCGAGTGTCAACAACATCCAACCGACCACATACAGCTAGATCACGCATGACACGATTGGCATGTAAGTGACCGTGAATGTTAACTCCAAACCGCCCCAGGCTTTCTGGGTGAACAGGAATATGACTCAAAATCATTCCGTTCATGACATGGTAGCCACGCAGGCTTCTAAAGTATGGCGTATAATCTTCATCTTTGAAGATGTCGTGATTACCACGAATAAGAACTTTGTCACCGTTGAGCCTATTCAAGATAGGTAATGCTTTCCTATTAATAACCACATCACCCAAGTGATAAACTTTATCGTTGGGGCGGACACGGTCATTCCATGCTTCAACCATAGCCTCGTCCATTTCTTCTGCTGAACCAAATGGGCGCAAGGGGCTACCATCTGCACGTTTAAAAACTGTGCAGGTTTTTTCGTGACCAAAGTGTGTGTCACTTACTAAAAATACTGCTGGCATATTCAGCTCCTTTCTTTATGGTTAATATGCTATTATACTACCGTTGGTAAAACTTGTCAATCCAGTGATAATGACTGGATTTGACCTAGGCTACATTGACATAAATATTTCTATGAAAGTCCACGAAATTATTAATGAAGCCCATCACAGCATTCTAGCTACTTTTCCGGCGGGTCCCTGGAAAGTAGAAATTGATTCGCATGCCATGGTAAGTCAAGTAGATCGCAATATTCCTTTACATATATTTACAGCTATAATAACTTACATGTGCTCGTTACCGGATGTTTTGCCTACTATTCCTGTGGGACGAGGTGCGTATTTTCAAGACACCAATACACGGATATCAATATATGTTACCCGTACCGCAGATAAAACTGTTAGAGTTGAAACAGTATTGCCCCCAGCTATGATGCCTAAGGCACCGTTGTTTCGCAGACCTGTACCAGCCTGGCAACCAAAAGGCCCCCAGCCAGATGATCTTGCGTCAATGCAAGCAGATATAAAAGCTCGCGGAAGAGATGCAGTAAGTCAGGACCTGGAACAACTTAAACCACTGATGCCGGTCAACCGAGAACAGCGTAGACAATTTGCCAAGCAAATGCGTCGCGTTAAGTAATGGTTGCTGAGTAGTCGGACGTCTTATTATCAATGGTGCCCCTGGTAGGATTCGGACCTACAGATCCCGCCCTCTTAAAGCGGTGACTTTACCAGTTTGTCTACAGGGGTCTATTATAATAAAATTTACCACTGCTTTATTCGTTGCAATAGTTCGTCTACTGTGATAGTGCTTTTAGAATGTTTATGCTGGTTTTCTGTATGCAACATAATCCTACAATTTGCCGGATGTGCTATTATTGCTGGATCTATCCCTAATGAAAACCCATCTTTAACACTTAACATATGATCGCGAGACACGCCATTTAAGTTATTTCCTTTATTTGCGGGACTATATAAACCGTGTTGCTCAACTAACTTTAAATTAAATTTATCCGGGAAATCTGTTAAATTAAATGCAAAGTTTGCTCGTTGTCTATATAGTAAAAACGGTTCTTTATTTTTTTCGGTATAGTTTGCCCAGCATAACGGTTTGCAAAACTTTCTTTTATCACTTGGTCTGCAATGCATTTCTGCACTACATTCTAAACACAATCTTACAGTTTTTTCTTTACGATTAAAGTTATTTGCTTGTTCAATGTTTTTTATATGATTTTTAGTGAGCTTACGACCTGCTAAAGTATTTGATACTCTTGCATTGATTTCTGCTCGCTTATTTTTCGTTGAAAATCCTCGAGAACATTTAACACCACAGAATCTCCCCGACCCATATAGTCCGGTGTGTTCTTTATTACAGTTTTCACAAAACATTTGAACTCTCGCTTTATATATATTTAGCGTAAGTTGTAAATATTGGAGAGGATAGTTGGAATCAAACCAACGTAAGCAGTTTTGCAGACTGCAACCTAATCATTCGGACATATCCTCATTGCTTGGCTCCGAGCCAGGGAATTGAACCCCATCCAGCAGGTTTGGAGTCTGCTGTGCTACCGTAACACTTGCCCGGAATTGAAACTTGGAGCGGGATAAGAGAATCGAACTCTTGACCGAAGATTGGAAATCTGCTGTTTTACCATTAAACTAATCCCGCACTGCTACTTGGCGGAGGGTATAGGAATCGAACCTATCCACCGGTTACCCAGTGATGGTTTAGCAAACCATTGCCTTAACCGCTCGGCCAACCCTCCGTTGCTACTTTATTGCTTGGTAACCTGTACGGGATTCGAACCCGTGAAATGTCACCGTGAAAGGGTGATGACTTAAGCCACTTGTCGAACAGGTTATAAAACTTTGGTGGGCCAGGAAAGATTCGAACTTTCGTACTCAGAGAGGGGAGATTTACAGTCTCCTGGTTTTAGCCACTCACCCACCGACCCACATAGTAAAGCGCATTATGTTTAAGGTAACATCCGTCCGGACAGATGCCCATAATGCGCTTTACTATACACTAATTTTTAAATATTCTTGATGCAATTCTTCCCAATTTGATATCCAGTCTTTATATGAATGTGGACTCTTTTGAAAAATTTTCCCACACGCCGATTCGCTATATTCTAAATTTAATAAGTCAGCCACGTGCAACGGTCCGTGCTCGACTATATCTTCATAATAAACACGTACTACTTTTTTATATGGCAGTGATAAATCTAATCTATCTGGCCACTGCTGAATTGATTTAATAGAGTTTAAAAACTCAAATTTATTAAAATGTTGTGGTTCTGGTGTTTTGTTAGTGTAGTTTTTACCGCTCCACTCGTCGGTTATTTCGGCAACTTTATGACTCATTACCTGTAAAAATAAATCTTTGCGATAACTCAGTATTAACGTAGTCTGGGCAGGGTCTAAATTTAATTTTGATATAACATTGGTTTCATGGGCATGTATTACCACATTCTCATTGCTGGGAAAATTTTCAAGTTTATCAATATCGAACGGATACCAGTATCCTACTGCAGCGGCCAGCCCACCAGCGGATCGTGGTTCCTCGGGCCCTCCTGCTAACATTTCCAATATTATATGACTTCCGGTTCTTCCAGGAGACAATATTACATATATATTTTTATTCATCAATAGTTTTTTAGTGTACTACGCTATTATTTATACTAGGTTGTTACCGCCAACTGTTCATCCGATAGTCCGCCCGTTTGTGTTTGTTTATAGTGTAACACAGGTCCTCGTTACCTGCAACCACTTCCTACTCTGTTTAATCTTCTATTTGAAAATAAACTGTATCCGCTTCGCGTGCCTGAATCATTTCGGCTGCACGTCGAATCTTGTTTTGAAACAGTTGGGTCTTCATTTCTTCTGTTAGTGTTAAATTACTAACATCCCAAGCCTGTTTGACAACGCGATCGTTTAATTTTGTATAGTCTATGGTCATATTTTTCCTTTCCTCTAAATAAAAAGCCCCTTGGTATTCCTTTGGGGCTTTTGAATAAAATTAAAAACTTACTATTCAATCGTCCCAGCCCTCAGATTCTAATCCACAACCATTGGCCCACACCCAAATTATATTTGGTAGTGTTACTATGAGTAGATAGTTTAAATGTTTCATAATAGTAAGTATTATACAAGGATATTTATCATTTGTCAACCACAAAGATCAATAAAAAAGGCACCCAAGGTGCCTTTTAAATCTAATTAAGTTACTATTAGAATGAGTACTTGACACCAGCTGTTACAATGTTGCCATTGTAGGCTTTGGTAATGTTGTTACCTTTCTGGTAAGCATAGTCAGCAACCAAGTTGATCTTGGATGTAACTGGATATGCAACACCTGCACCAATCAAGCCTGCGCCACCGTTAGATGTCTTTGGGCTCTGTGGATCTAAATAGGCAACACCTGCACGAACATTAGTTTGTACCGGACCTAACTTGAATACATCATAACTTACTGTAGCTGTGTAACGATTTACATTGACAGTGTTTGATGTTGAACGATCAGCAGTGGCTTGTACACCGACCTTGCTTAGACTTGGACTAACTGCGCCTAATTTATCACCAAGTGATAAACCAACAGCCTGTTCACTGCTACCATTTGTGCCACGACCATACAGGCCATAAACACCAACATCAGCCGCAGATGCAAACCCTGCTGTGATTAACAACGCTACTGCTAAAATTGCTTTTTTCATTCTGAAATTTCCTTTTAAGAATGAGAACAAATTTGCTCTCATGAATAATATTTAGTGGTTTTTACTAATGGTTTGCAAAAATTGCATACTTTCTTGGGGTTTTTGGAGTTAACAGCTTAGTTAATTTTGTCAAAAAGAAACCCGCCGAAGCGGGTTCTGGTAGTTTCTGTTACGAGGCATGTCCTGCCCTATCGCGGTGATTAAACTGCGAAAGATTCGGCTTTCGCTGTACGAGCAGAGAACTTGACATTCTTACCTGAAACAGTTACTTCGCCTGTATTTGCGTTTGCATTTACGAGTTTTGCTTCTTCGACTGAGCTTCCCCAGTCCTAACGGCTTTAGCTTTACCGATCCTCCAGTAGCTCTTTAGCGCCAATCGATTCTAATTATGGCCCATTAAAAAACACACTCCGAATACGTCTACTCGGCGATACCTGTAACTCAGGTCTCAATTTGCACCCTTGCGGCGTGTGAGTGTATTTTTTGGTGGACCATTCGGGAGTTGCACCCGAGTCTTGATCGCTATACTTCTACCTTCAACGAATTTCTCTTTTGTGTAAGAGTTTTTGAACTCTTACATTAATTATATCCCTTTACAGCTTTCCCATCAATCTTGGGATTACCTCGAGCATGCGCTTCTAAGTGTTGCTCACGTTTACGCTCTTCGGGCAATGGGCCACAACCTAAACGACTCCATTCTTCTTCGGAGTAAAAAAACTGGTTTACCGGTTCTTTTTTATTCTGTTCCATATGTGTATTTAGTAAAGTCTGGTGGGCCCGGTTGGACTCGAACCAACCCAGTATGAATTATGAGTTCACGGCACTACCTCTATGCTACGGGCCCCTAGTGCATAGTATAACACTAAGGTTCATAATTGTCAAGAAATTGCTGAAGATTACCGTATAGATTAACCATGACTGCTTCCTTACTACCAAAAAATACAATCTTTTTAGGTATGCCCTTGACAGCATGAATATAATAAGGCATCTGCATTTTACGATCCAACTTTAACATAGTTGTTTGATTAAACAACAAGGGATTATCAATCGGGTATGAGTAATGTTCTAGTTCTAAGTCCTCAACAAATACTTGATACCCTGGCCCAGTTAATCTCATGCCACCGTCTCGGCGAATATTAAACCACCAAGCAGGCAAGGCTGATGCTACACTGATTCGTTGCTCGTCGGGTAGTAACGCTATTAATTTTTCTGTAAGTTTCTTTTTATCTCGCACCTTAGGGATAAATTTGATCGCCCAACTTTAATAAGACTACAGTAAATTTATCAGTTTTGAATTGAGTGTTAAGTTTTTTAGCTAAATTTTTAGCATGTCCGGGATTACTAAATGAAACCTTTTTATATTTGGGTCCTGGATATTGGACCAGCATGTTTGAGGTTTTAAGATTGATAGGCTTGGCATCAAAGAATACAGCCCAAACTCCTTCCGAGGCCAAAACCTGCTCGGTCTTGTAGGTGGATTTGTTTGTGTGTTCAACTAGTACATTGGGTTTTGGGCGACTCATATCATTAAACTCCTATATTTTATTTATCTAAATATATAGGTAGTTTTAGAATGAGCCTCCGCCAATTTGTACTTCAACTATGTTTTCTTGGGAGAGTTTAGCCACTTGATCATGTAAATCATGTAATTCTACTAACAGTCTAGTAATATCAGCATGCAAATCCTTGGCATCGGTCATGGTCATAACAAAATCTCGTGATCCACGTGCTTCGTGCCCACGCACACGATCAACAAACTTAGTGAGATGTATGGTCATGGGCTTCTTGTTCTGAATAAAAAGGACCTTGATATGGATAGCGTTGAAGCACAATCAATTTTGGTGACTGTAAGGTACGCCAGTGGCGACCTTTTTTAACATTATACCAACCTGCCGCAAGCCACGACTTACTTTTATTTGTTTTAGTATAAACAGGTAGCTGTTGTGGCACGTCCCACATAGGGTTATATACTCGACCCGACACAGGATATCCGTGTACGTGGGCCACAGTTGTGCTTGGCTTGGTTTTTTTAACTGCTGGCTCGAACGCAATATTAACTTGCCGAGCAACCATTTTTATAGTTTTAAATTGTGCTATTTGGTTATTGATTTTAACTTGATAACCACCATCACAGGCTTCGATGTTGCCAATTTTTTGGTTATCTTTTTGCAAGATCCAAAACTGTTTGTCTATTACGGGTTTTGCTACAATCATTTGTTTAACTCCTTTTTTCTACATGCTTCTTGCACCGTGACGGGCACGTCAGGATGCCATCCACCTATTAATTGACTGCAATCATACGTTACAACAACTACCTCACCTTTGCCAGTTGGCCAAAAAGCCAGTACTAGTACTGCAAGTATAATACCAAATGTCATCGAAGTCCAAAAAACATCCTTAGCCATTTAGTACGCCTTTGTAAGTTTCGTTCATCCACCGACCAAAACTATCTGCTGATTCACTGCACTTGTTTAATTCATACTTGCCACAAAACTGCATAAAACGAACACCAACTTGTCCAATGTCCTTGTGACTAATTTGTTCACGTATAGCGGCATCCACTACTACTTTAATTTCTTCTGGCTGAGCTGTTAGGTCAATCAATGTACGATTGCGCTCGTAATCATCTAGGACTCTATGTTCTACGCCATCTGGGTCTGTCCAGCGTTGCAACATCATGTTGTTCCAGTTGTATCCTTGTTTCGATCGATCCTCAAACGCCTCCGTAAGGCCAACCTTGTTCTTAGTGCCCTTAGTACGGACGCCCGGGTAAGCCGAGAACACGTTGTCCGACGAATCGCCGCGCATACACTTTTCGAAGAGTAGCCATTCTGGGTTAGGGATTTGCTTAGGTTCTTTAGTTTTCTTATCGATGACTGCTTTACCCTTAGCATCAAATATTCCTTCTATAGTGATTAATTCGTCAGTAATGCCGTTGTATTGTTTGACATTGGGTGCTACTAGTTGAACAAAGTCTGTGTCACTGCTGATAACAACGTGTTCGTCTTGGGGGTGTAGTGCGATCCAGCGAGCAATGATATCGTCGCCTTCTGCTGTAGGGCATCTAATGACTGAGCAATTAGTCCTTTCAGACAAGTATTTAGTCAAATTATCATATGTTTCCCAAAACATTTTATCTTCTTCTGCTTGCTCTTCGGTTAGAGCCGCACGGGCCACTGCACGGTTATTTTTGTAGGGTTTATACATGTCCTTGCGCCACGAACGTCCTTCAAGGGCAAATACCACGTGATCAGCTTCAAATCTACGTGCCATTTTATTAGCGGCCATTAGGGTGATGTGTAGGGCAAATCCAATCTTTTCCCAGGTGTCACTGGCACGAAAAGCACCGTGTCTAGCACGAAAGAATAAGTTGGCTGTATCTATAAGAACATATTTCATACTATTAGTATAGCAGAAATTGTGCTAAAGGTCAAATAAATTTGTTAGATATAATATAATCAAGAATAAAACGGTGAAAAAACGAATGACCGTCTTTACCAAAATGCCAAGAATTGGGCATGACAGTGTCTATACCTCGCGAGCGTATAATGGCATCATAGGTCGATTTAGGATCATACGGTCCAATGTAGTTGGCGCCCCAATCCTGTTGATTTTGTATTTTTGAAAAATCGTTATTGCCATTGAAAAATATATGGCGTATATTTTGTTTTTCGAGTTCCAGATGAAAAGCCCAGATCTCATCATGTGCCTGCTCGGTTTTTTCTTGCCAATCAACGTTGGCAACAAACTGTTTATATCGTTCATGTAGACCTACATGCACATCATCTAGCCCACTGGCGCCAATTTGATAATATCTACTGCCATACACCCACTCTTCGCGTTCCCAAGTACTCCACTGTATAATAACTAACAAATCTGAGTGATCTTGGCCAGCGCCGGTTAGCCATTCACGTGTGGTTCTTATAATACGAGTATTACTACTGGCGCTCTCAGCATCACATCTAAAGGCAGATTTCAGGGTTAGACTTAATAATCGCCCCCAGCTAACAGCAAGATTTGCTGGATGCGGACTGCGTCCTAGATAAAATAGGGCAGGATCGTCTTCGGCAAATGCGTGTGGATTTACCGCTTCTGCACCAGCAGTGTGACTATCACCGTTGACATACAACATCATGATACTTCAGATCTACCGTCGCCAATGTCGCGAGTTTTAACCACGCGATCTCGTTCAGGATTCATGGCCTCATACTGTTCATAAGTTTCAAGTACCACATTACGACATACTGCTGTAAACCAACGATCCACTACATCTGCATCGGTGTCTTTAGGATTCATTTGATATCCAGCACGGACCAAGTTAGCTACAAACTTGTCATTCCAATCTAATTCAAATGCACCGTTTTGCATGTTCTCAGGGTCGACTTCCATACTAAGAATATTAACATAAGGCTCGCCTCGTTCAGTAGCAATTTCTTTTGTGGTCTTTTCTACTTTTTTAGGCCGGGGTTCAGCTTTGGGTGCTTCAGGTTTTTTCTTTTTTAGAAATCGATCAAATATACTCATGTTGTCCTAATTAAATCTGGTGTTACCATAGTGAATCACACGGTATGCATCGGTAGACACTAGTTTACGCCATGGGTCAACTATAACTGATCTGGGTAGTATTGAACAGTATGGTTGTGTATCTAATTGGTCACCTGTGTATTCGTAAGTAATCTTACGATTGTGTGCCCACAAAAACACCGCTGGATAATCTACTGTGTCAACAACTTCGTCCTTGTTGTCAGCAAGTGGATCAACATACGCAACTGGCAAGCCTGCTTCCTTGACATAGAAGCCAACCAAGGTAGAATAGCTACCAATGCAGTATTCAACATCTGGTTTGTAGGCTTTACCATGGATGACCACAGGCAAATTGTTTTTCTTAGCTTCTTCAACCAGGAACAAGGCCAAGTTCTTTGCTTGGATTTCACGAGCATGCATCACCGTATCAAACAAGTCATAGCCCACTTTGTATTCTTCAGCCAACCAACGTAGGGCAATATTATCTCTAGGATGGCAGGCACCTGCGTCTCCCATGCCAGCTGTCATGTACTTGGGACCCATGATACGCATTGTGCTTTTAGCAAGAGCATCTGTTACAACGTCGACGTTAATGTTGCCAATCTTAAGTGCAAAATCTTGAATCATGTTTACTAAACCAACCTTGGCACTGATAAATGTGTTGTAGAAAATCTTAATAGCTTCGCACTCATCCCATGTGCCGACTTCGTATCGTGGATTGTTTTGCATGATAGTGTCATACAGATCTCTGAGTTCACCAGCAACGCCAGTTAGGCTACCATCTTCGGTGCCCAGCATGATCATTTCTGGATTGACCATGTCCCACTTGACTGAGCCCATGGCAATCAGGTAAGGATTATACACAAACTCGTGTTTGGCATCTAGCAGAGGAATAAACTTTTTACGAGTGGTTCCTGGCAATACTGTGCTAATTAACACTACTTTTTTAGGAGTTGTAGCATACTGATTTACATTGTTGATGGCATCAATAACTGCATCGTGCCCAAAGTCTCGAGGAGTCATATGACTTGATGGAACACTACCATCATATCCTTCGGTGTGTGGAGTAGGAACAGCAATAAAAATCCACTCGCTTTCATTAACCAACTCTTCGATACTGCATACCTTTACTGAGTCGCTAGTGCGTGGATAGATATCAAAACCGCGTACTTCGTGCTTTTCAGCAAATACTTCTGCACAATCTAATCCTAATTTTCCAATTCCTATGAAGCCAATCTTAGCCATGAGTTTCCTTTAATAATATTGAATGCTACTGACTAATTTATCTGGGTTTGAGCAGGGTCTCGAGATTTTTTAAACACCGGAATAGGATTCATCTTGTGTAGGCTACGAGCTTGTATAGCACGGAATTTTTCTAGATTAGCTACAAGTTCTGGTACTGTAGAGTGCATTTCTCCAAGATCCATACGCATGGCAACTTCTAAATCAGCGTAAGTTAATCCCAGTTGATCTTCGTCGGTACGGCCGTCATCCCATAAGCCGTCTGTAGGAGGAGCATCAATAATGTCTTGTAATACACCTAACTCACGTCCCATTTGCCATACTTCTGTTTTGTAACAGTCAGCAATAGGGCTAATGTCCACACCGCCATCACCGTACTTGGTATAAAATCCTACGCCAAAGTCTTCTACTTTATTGCCAGTGCCCACCACAAGACCACCGACACTTTGTGCAATTTGATACAAGGTAACCATGCGTAGTCGACTACGACTGTTGGCCAAGCCTAGCAAGTTTGGGTATGTGGCAAGACGCTGTTCAAACTCATCAAAGACAGTGGTTAAATCAATAATATCGTGACGCACATTATCAAAACGTTCGGCTAACCACGCACCTTGACGCATACTAAGATCGTGCAGGTCTGGGCGTTGACGGATGGGCATAGTAACCGCTACTACATTCATTCCAGTACGAGCGCACAACGCACTAACTACAGCACTATCAATTCCGCCGCTGATACCGACTACTAAACTTTTCATACCAGCCTGTTGAGCATAGTCTTTAATCCAGGTAGTAATGCGATCTTGTAACTTCATTTCTTTAAACTCCATATTAAATGTTCTCCAGGCTCGTGGTATCTAAATTCAAACACAGGCGTGCCAGGGCCTGTCCACATTGCAGTTCCTACATATACTCGACGTAACCATAACCAACGCCCAGTTAATGCGCTACGACGTGGCCACCACATAAATTGTTGTTGCCAATACGCACGATTGTAAAATGCGGTGTCATCGGACATTCCTGGTATTGGTATTACTTGCCCCAACCATTTCCAAAAAGATCAACATGAAGTCTTGGGCTGTAATTAAAACCACGTTCAAGACAAATATTAGCTATGTTTAATTTATTTGCTTCATATGGATCAACTACTCCACCTTGTGGCATTAGGTATACTAAACCTGTAAATCCTGCCGCACGATACTGATCTACAGCTTGCACCGCTTCGTTGACGTGTTCTTCGGTTTCAACTACAAACTTAAGATACACAGGCCCAACATTTAAATCTTGGTAGCTTTTGACAATGTCAGGGCAAATAGCATCTTCGGCTTTCTCACCCGACGCACTTAATTTAGCACTCACACTGAATGTAAACTCTGTGCCGTTAAGCAAGTGTCTGTTATAAGCATAATGTTTGAAACCGTCTTGTAGTGCTTGAGTGCCGTTTGTTTCAAATGTGATGTTCTTGAGGTCGGCCATGTCAGGATGACTTAGCAATTCTTCGTAAGCACGTTGCCAGCCCAGCAAAGGCTCACCACCTGTAATAACCAAGTGTACATCATTACCGTTGTTCTGACCCCACATGTTGTTGGGAGTCAACAACAACATGTTGGCAACTAAGTCTTCTGTTGGCATGTTAGGACTTAGATGTTTAAATGCAGGATGCCAGCTTGCATAACTATCACAGCCTGTTTCAACTAACGGCAAGTCCGTAAACTTATCGTACAAGTGTACAACTTCGGCCACATCATCTGCACCTGTGGATTTTTCGCCTGGTTTACAGCCAAACGAACTACAGGTAAAATTGCAACCATAAGTGCGTAAGAACACGCTCGGAACGCCAACAAAGCGACCTTCTCCTTGAAGACTATAAAATAATTCGCTAACCTTTATTTTCATTCTTTAACCTTTACTGGAATACCTTTGTATGAATACGTGATTGTACTGTCTTTGTTTGTAGTTCTATCAAAATTGCTATAGTTGGCATTGAGCTCTTCACTGGTCAATTCAAAGTAATCAATAGGCTTTACATTGGGTCCAGCGCTGACGGCGATGGCATTGTTCATCTGTTCTAACACAGTAGGTTTTCTATAATGTATTTTCATTTCCAGAATTCTTCCCAAGGAAAAACTATCCACACATCTTCTTCGGCTTTATTTAGATCAACAGCTGAGTAGCTGACATTTAATTCACTAGCACTTGCTTCGTTATCTACTAATACAGCAACACGAACTGTATCGCCCCAAATTTCATTCCACTTTGGATTATCAGGCAATGCGTTGCTCATCCAATCTTCTTTAATCCAATTTAAGGTAGCACCCGAATCGTTAATGTCGTCAACAATAAGAATACGTTTTTGTTCAAATGCATCTTCGGCCATCCATAAATTGCTCTCGGGTTGACTAGCATCATCACGCAGACTTACTTTAAGACATTCCATTGGACATTCTAAGTATTGACTGATAAGGTTGGCCGGAACCAGCCCTCCACGAGTAAGACCAACCACATAGTCGGGCCGCCAGGCATCACGTTGTAGTTGACGTAGGATTTCTTGTGTTTGATTTTCAACATCTTGCCAGGAGTAATATACTTTTTTCATAATTGATAATTGGTCAACGCTTGTTCTAAACCTTGTAATGGAAGACAATATCCAGCTAGTCTAGAACCATTGCCGGTATAGGAGTTTTGATCGCGGCCTAATACTTTGATTAAGTTTGTGTCTAAATTGTGTAATTTTGCGTAGGTCATTAGTATTTCACTGAGGTAATACTTTGTATTATACACGGCATTAACATCTTTGTCATTGATTTTATTAGTCAAAATGGCCAAAATGATTGTTTGTAAATCCTTAACACTAATCATATCGAATTGGCGATCTGCAGGAATAGTAAATATTTCTCCAGTTAGACATTTTTTGGTTAATGCTTTAAGTGGTCTATTGTCGGCTTCACTGGGATCAAAGCAACCAAATATTCTTACATTATAAAAATTTTGTAATATTTGAACTTGGCGAGCTATGATATTTTTACTACGCCCATAACTCTGAACTGGATTTCTGGTCCAAATTGCATCTTCCGGAACTTGATCAATGTTAGAGTCAACATCAAATTCGGCACCGGTAGCTAGGTTAATTAATTGACCAAATCGGTGTCTGTTGGCAACCAAATTAGAAAATCCAACTAGATTATTTGTTTCAATTGTGTTGTCTATGACTCTGGCAACATTACGGCCTGCGCTGGCACAATGTAACACAGCATCATATTGTTCTGACTGCAATCTATCTTGAACAGCCTGGGCATTAGTTAGGTCTAATGCATGTCGATCACACGCATCTACTTGGTAACCCAGGTGCTGAGCGAAATACTGCCCTAAAAATCCTCCAGCACCTGTTACTAGTATTTTCAACAGCGTCTTTCGTAGCTAACAAATTGATTGCCAGCTTCAAAATCTGCGTCTGATACCAACGGACTTTGATCATTAATAGGACGTCCCATTTCTAATTTAGGTTCAATCTGTGTACCTGGATCAATTATAATTTCAATAATTCTACGGCCTGGGCGTAATAAATCTGCCGTAACCTGATCTAACGATTCAACACGAACATAGTCAAAATCAAAGGCTTTGGCTATCAACGCAAAGTCTGGCCTTCCGGGGCCCTCGGCTGTAGCAGCATAACGTCCGCCCATGTATGTATCTTGGAATTGACAAATCATACCTAGTCGGTAATTGTTAAACACAACAACTTTAATATCAAGATTATATTCTTTAACTGTTTGAAGCTCTTGCAAATTCATTTGAATGCCTCCATCACCATTACTACAAATTTGCTGACGCTCTGGGGCTACCAAAGCAGCTCCAATACTAGCCGGTAATGCATATCCCATAGCATAATGTCCACTACTTGTCATCAGCAGTTGATCGCTGTTTTTGTAAAAACTTTGATAAACCCAACAATGATTTGCACCGGCATCTGTGGTAATCACTGCATTAAAATCTGCTAACTTTTGTAAACGTTCAATTACAAGATAAGGACTCATAGTACCATGATCCTTGCTGTATCCACTGGTGTCTTTGTTAAAATACTTTGACTTGAGTTGTTGTAAATAATCAGACCAAGATGGATCAACAGCCGGCACTTTAATTTGGTCCAACGCCGCAGGTAAATTTTTTAAATCAAATAATACTTGTCCTTGATATCTAACTGGATCTAATTTTTCTAACTCAGCAGGATCTAAATCTACAACTAAAAATTTAGCTTGTGGAGCAAAATTATTAGGATTACCAGAGCGTTGACGATTATCAAGTCTTGATCCTAGCACCAAAATACTATCTGCGTTTTGAATTGCAAAATTACCGCCACGATTGCCATAAACACCAAAATGTCCAATATAGTTATCGACACTATGATTAAAATAATTTAACGAGGCCCATGTAGATACAAACGGAATTTGATTGGCGTTTAACCATGATTCCAAAACACGTTCTGACCTGGCCAGTCCTACTCCTGCACCAAACACAACCAATGGTCGTTTGGCTGTAGCAAAAAACTCTGTGATTGTTGCGGCCACAGTTGCAATGCTAATACCGGTATCAACAGGTAGTTGAATTTCAGGCAACAATAATTCGCTGTTGGCCATTTCATCATTTTGTAAATTCATAGGAATATCAACTAACACAGGCCCCATACGTCCATGATAAGCCTGCTCGACTGCTTTTTTAAGTTCTTGTCTCATTTCCTCATGATTGGCCACTGCCACAGCGTATTTGCACACAGGGCCGACCATGCTCACAATATCCATCTGCTGGAATCCAGCCTGTCGCACAGGTGCGCCGCGATATTGTTCTTGTTCTAAATAATTAACTTGTCCAGTAATATGCAACGAAGGAATTGAATCGTAATATCCGCAGGCAATACCGGTAATTAAGTTGCTAGCACCAGGTCCACTGGTGCAAAAAGTTACTCCTAATTGACCAGTGGTCCGCCACAAGGCATCGGCCGCCATGGCAGCAGCTTGTTCATGTTGGAAACAGGTATATTTCATTCCTGGTTCTAATGCCACGGCATCAACCATAAATGCACAAGCACCGCCCTGTACTAAAAATACATTATCGGCACCTACGGCTTTGAGAAATTTTGCTACGTATTGACTACCCTTCATTTTTCTTCCTTTAATTTATAAAAATAAACTCATAAATCCATCAACCTTTTCACCAATGTAGGCAATTTGCTCAGGTGTAATAACCGGACTACAGCCGTGGAAATAAGTGTTCTTCATAGTGAATGTAGCCACTGGGTAGTTATCACGAGCCTCCACAGGATTCATCAAGTGTGAATAAGCAGGTTGTAACATGATATTACCAGCAAAGTATGGACGTGTCTGTATCAAGTTTTCTTCAAGATAATCAACAATATCCATGCGTGTAAACGGAGCACCCTCTCGTATAGTTAACGGAAATGCAAACCAACTGACATCGGCTTTTTCTCTAGCACGTGGCAAATGGAAGAACTCTTCATACTTTTCATAGATAGCAAACAATAAATTGTAGTTGCGTTGACGTAGGGCATGAATTTCTGGCAATTTCTTAAGTTGCTCAAGGCCCATGGCTGCTTGTAGTTCGATGGGTTTTAAATTATAACCAATTTCATCATACACATACTTGTGATCAAATATCTGATCAGGCATTTCTGGAATCCACTCATTAAATCGTTTACCGCATGTTCCGCACTTTAGTTTATTGGCCTCCGGTCCTACACAGTAGCAACCGCGACCCCATTCGCGTAGACTACGTACAATAATTTCTTGCTGTGGATCATTCATGGCAACAAATCCACCTTCTCCCATGGTCATGTGATGTGCTGGATAAAAACTACACGACGCCATCAGACCAAAGCTGCCCAAGGGCTTACCATCGTAGGTAGTGCCAAGTCCGTCACAACAATCTTCAAGTAACACAAGATTGTGTCGGTTGACCAGTTCCATTACACGATCCATGTTAGGAGGATTACCCAACACATGAGCAAAGGTTATAATTTTAATTTCTGGATCGTTAGCAAGTATCTGTTCTGCTTGATCCAAGTCGATGTTTAAGGTATCGATTTCAATGTCGCAAAACACTGGCGTAAATCCATTTTGTAAGGTTGGATTAAGTGTAGTTGGAAACCCTGCGATAGGCATCAATACCTTAGTGCCCTGTGGAAAGTTGTAACCGCGTTTGCTTTTCATTGCTGCCATCATCAGCAGGTTGGCACTACTACCAGAATTGGTCAACACTCCGCGGGTCTTGCCAAATTCTTTGGGAAATTTTTGTTCAAAGCGTAGACTCTTGTTGCCCATAACTAGCCAGCCATTGAGCAAGGCTTCTGCGGCTGCTACATACTCGTCAGAGTCAAAATGTGGACCTGCATAGTTCACAAAGTCCTTACCAGCTACCCAAGTTTTATCTGCATGTTTAACATCAATGTATTTTTTTATGTCTTCTAATAGTTGTTTCATATTTTAATTCCAAGTTGGTTAGATAGTTGTTTCATAATTGTAATCACTGCCTGGCTTCCGCGACTGCCATGGAAATGTAGTATGTGTGCTTGATTTATAGATATACCGTTCCATTGATCGTGCCATGTTACATGGTCTTGATTTAAGGCTCTAAGATTCATAGCTTGGTAGGCCATCTCTGGATGTAATCTGTCAAAGTCCAGAATGTCTTGACTCCAGAACATAGCGTTGTGCCTTAGTTGATCAAACCCCCAATTACGGTCTGGATGATTTTCTATATTGCTCCACCATTGTTCACCAAGTTCCCATACTTTGTTGCTAGTGGTGTGTGGATAATACATTATATCATCGTTGAAGTAGTGTTGAAATTCATTATGATTTTTAGGGTCAGTGTAGTTAAACAATCTGTATTGTGAAAATCGATCTGAAAAAAGACTGGTAGGTCGTATCATCATAGTATCAGCACCGGCCCAGAATATATTACATGGTCCGCTGTTGCAAAGTTCCACAGTGGCTTTCCAATTGGCCAGGGTATATTCTTCATTGTTGGCCACTGGGTCAGTCCAGAGTACTGTTTCAAATGACTCTTGCACAAAATGTTGAAAACTGGCCAAATGAATACGATACATTTCTAAATAATCAGCATGTAAATTAGCACCGGCTTGATTCATCCAATTATCAGTTACCGGTCTAACAGCACATACAAGATAGTTTTTTACCATACAAAATTGTTCCGATAGTGTTTGACTACATTTGCTAGTTCTTGATCGAATTGAGCCTGTGGTTGCCACCCTAGTAGTTTTAATTTGTTATCGTCAATGGCATAGCGTACATCCTGTCCTTGCCTGGCACTGGGGATAGTAAATTCTTCCCAATCACTGTCGTGATCAGTGCCATGATATAATTTTAATATTTTTTTAATTACTTCTCGGTTAGGCAACTCGGTGTTGCCACTGATGTTGAATATTTCATTTTTACAAGCTGAATCAATAATGGTCAACACTGCCGCGGCTGTATCACCGGCATGTAACCAAGTACGTATGGGATTACCACGGTTATGTAGATCAATTGGCTTGCCCAGTTCAAGGTATTTGATACTTTTGGGTATGAGTTTTTCTACATACTGTCCAATACCATAATTATTGGTTGGGCGAACTATAACATACTTGATACCATAGGTTCTTGCCCACGCTAGTACCAACATATCGGCTGCTGCTTTTGAAGCTGAGTATGGGTTGCTGGGTTTGAGTAAATCGGTTTCTGTGTGGGATCCAGATTCGATATCTCCGTAAACTTCATCGGTACTAAAATGCAAAAATGTTGGAGCCTTGTATAAGGGTTGTTGTTTGATCAACTCTAACAAATGATGTACACCATTAATATTGCTACGAATAAACACTTCGGAACTCATAATCGAATTATCTACATGTGTTTCTGCCGCGGTATTAATTACATAGTCGCAATCAACCAACCGATCAATATCGTTAATATCTGATTTGATAAATTTAAAATTGGAATTTTTGTTAAATTCTTCTAAAAACTTCCAGTTACTAGCATAAGTGCCTTTGTCTATGCCAAGCACGTACCATCCACGTGCCAAACATTGTTGGGTAACATGTACTCCTATGAATCCTAAACATCCAGTTACATATACAATTTTTTTCACAGTCGCCGAGCTTTAACTAATAGGTGCCAGCCAAGATATTCTTTAACAGCTTCACGCATAGCTTCAGGCATGGCTTCGAACCATGGTTCCAATTCGTAACGACCTTGCTTGTATGCGTCCACATTGTACATGAAACAATGATCTTGTCGTAAACGTTCAAGATGAAATTTAGACCCCAACAAGTCTAAGATGTCATCCTTGCTATAACTTTTAGCATAGGGACAACCGGCTTGTGCTTCAAATTGATCCAGTCCGCGATTGATCATGGCCTGTTTCCAAGAATTTTTGGCATATACCATGAATCGGAATTCTCCTCCAGGTTTGAGAATGTTATACACATTATCAATAATGTGGTCTATGGCTGGAAAATGATGTATCACACCATAACTATAGACCAAGTCCATCTTGGGTAACGTGCGGTATGATTCTACATCACTAGAGTCGCCACATATAAACGTACCGTCAAGTTCTTCGACTTTAAATCTTTGTTGTGCTAATTTAACACTTTCATCAGAATAGTCTATTCCATAGTAATCGGCTCCGTTGCGAGCAAATTCGGCCGCGTCGGATCCAATGCCCGGTCCTATCTCTAATACTTGCTTTCCTTGCCAAAGATAAAAGCCAGCAAATTCTGGAATATGTGGTTCGACGCGATATCGACGAGCAGATACATCTTGGAAAAATTCTAAACTTCCGGGAGTATTTTTACTGTGTCGAACATTGCAAGGTTGGTTGTTCCAATAATCTCGAATACGTTGTTCTAAAGATTTTGTCATTGGGTTACCTTAATTTGAAATTGACGCATTTGCCCATTGGTGTCATTTTCTTGAAGACGTTGCCACGGATCTTGTTTGCCGGTTTTAACATTATCCCAAAATGTAGTATTTAATCCTTGACTTTTTAAATAATTATTGAGTCGATCGCATTCTTCCATCCTTCTTGAAGACCATGTGGGATGATGAAAGTCACGTGGACTGCTGGGATTGCCTTCTAACATGGGTCTGTTTTTGTAAGTTTGATCCATATTATTACCAGTGAGATCTGCACGGTCATGTTTAACATGTACCGGTATGCGTTGCATAACATCTATGCAATATGCATTTTGACTGATCCACCCGTCGGATATTTGATGCGGACTGAGATGGCCAAGCACGTCTAGCCAGGCTCTAGGCACTATAGGAAAAATACTATAAGGATGATCGTTGTGAGTCCTGAATGCTAAAATTTTAAATTGTCCGGTATAACTAGCAATCTCGTGATCCCAATCTTGTGTTTCCATTACAGCATCGTCATTCCAAAAAACTAGCCAGTCGGCGGATGATTTTTCTGCCAAGGCATTTACATATTCATTAAGGCGAATATATCCCATTGGCTCAAACGTCATAGCAGTATAATGAAGATTGCGTTTGTCTAACCAAGGTTGTAACACCGAACTAAAATGTTCAATACCTATATTATCGTCATTGTCAAATCCTAGCATAATCTGTATGCTATCAGTATCTTTTGCTAAATTCACCAGGCTTTCGACACTGCGGCTCAAGGCATCTGTGCGGCCCCGTGTGGGTAATAGTATGGCTATTCGGTATTCGTTTGTCAT